TAACGGTGGTAAGAACATCACAGGTCTAGCCGCTGCTGTTTCTACTTCACCAACAAGCGGTACATACGGTGGTATTAACCGTGCAAACTGGGCGTTTTGGCAGAACCAAGCAACTACTGGTGCTGATTCTTCCACATTGATCCAAGCTGCTATGACAACTGCTGCTATCAAATCTGTTCGTGGTACTGATAAGGTTGACCTTATTATTGCTGGTAACACTTTGTATCAGCGTTATGTAGCTTCTTTGCAAGCAATTCAGCGTATTGCTGGTGTAGACGAAGGTGCAGCAGGTTTCGCATCCCTCAAGTTCTACGGTGGTGGTATGTCTGCTGATGTAGTACTAGGTGGTGGTATTGGCGCACAAGAGAACCCATTGTATATGTACCTCTTGAACACCAATTACATCTTCTTCCGTCCACACAAAGAGCGTAATTTCGTTCCTATCGGTGGCGAGCGTCAATCTATCAATCAAGATGCAATCGTGAAGTTATACGGTTGGGCTGGTAACTTAACCTGCTCTAACGCATCTTTGCAAGGTATTTTGAGCGGTACTTAATCAACTGACTAAATAAAGGAAAATATTATGTCATATAACATTACCCCTACCTCGGGTATTAATTTGGATGATGTAGTCCAAACTAACCCTAACTCTGCTGGTACTGGCGTTCCTGTTAATGGCCCACTTGGTTCACAAGTGTTTGGCTCTGACGGTAAGCGTTATGTATTGGGCGTTGCTGGTGCGGCTATTGCAGCTTCCACAGCAACTTGCTCTATCAATGCTTCAACATTTGTTGTTACAGCAGCAGGCGGCTCATATGCAGCCCCAGCAGTTGCCGTAGCTTCAGGTGATTATGCTTGGTTCGCAGCTACTAGTGTTTAATAGCAAAATGTAGTAAAAACAGGGGGTTACCTTAATCGGTAGCCCCTTTTACCTTTAACTTTACCTAACTACTTAGGAGAATTAAAAATGGCTTTACCTTCAGATACACAAGGAGCAGATTCACGCTTACAAGTGCGTTTTTATAAAAAATCCGTACAACAAGAGCAAGAATCCATAGAGGCTGGCAGACCAATATACAAAGACTTTGACTTTGTTCATATCTGTGTTGCTGGCGATACCCTGACCGAAATTGACACTTATGCGCTAAATAGCCATAAACAACGCTTTCCTATCCAATGGGCTAACTACATGAATCGTGTAGGAGCGCATGACGAGGAAGTGGTTGGAACGCCTTTAGCAGAATGGCCTTTAGTATCAAAAAGCCAAGCTGAAGAAATGCGGGCTATGAAGTTTCACACGGTAGAATCTATTGCAAATGCTTCCGATCAACAGTTACAGCGTATGGGTATGGCGGCAGGAATGTCACCTTATGCGTTCCGTGACAAGGCAAGGGCATTTTTAAATCTAGCAACAACGGCAGCTGAAACTGATAAGCGTGAAGCAGAAATTAACGCTTTGAAAGAAGAACTTGCCAAAAAGGAACTAGAAACTGCTAAAATGAAAGCAGAAACGGAAGCGAAGATGGCACAAATGCAAGAGCAAATGGCATCTATACTTGCTGCTGTTGGTGAAAAGAAAACCCGTAAAAAGACGGTAGCCACAGAGGAAGCCTAATATGTCATCAACAATGCTTGAATTGGTGCAGCAAGTCACCAGCGAACTCAACTTAGCCATACCTACCTTTGTAAAAGGTAACACTAACCAAGATGTGCAGCAGGTATTGGCTTTGATGAACCGTGCAGGCTATGACCTTATTAAAGAGCATAACTGGCAAGCATTGGAGTTGGAATATCGGTTTTACACCACAGCAATCACCACAACCTGCGATACCATTGAAAACACTTACGATCTGCTAAATGTTGCCAATACCGCAGGTTTGGATGATACATACTCAATTGTTGGCACGGCTATCCCCCAAGATACCTATGTCAACTCAGTTTCAGGATCAACCGTAACGACTACCCAGTTAGCTTCTGCTACAAGCGTTGGCGGTACTGTGACCTTCAGTAAAACGAAGTATCCCTTACCGCCTGATTATGAAACCGTTACAGATAACACCCATTGGGACAAGACAAAGCATTGGCAAATGCTTGGCCCAGTCGATGCACAGCAATGGCAATGGCTCAAGTCAGGCTATATTTCAACAGGCCCTCGGGTTCGTTGGCGTATTCTTGGCAATGAGTTTCAGATTTGGCCACCATACAACACCCTTGAATATCTCGGTTTTGAATACCGTTCTAAAGGATGGGCTAGAAGTGCCACAAATCAGGTAAAGAACAGCTTTACAGACGATACTGATACAACCGTATTAGACGATTCAGTCCTTGTATTGCTGACAAAGCTAAAGTATTTCCAAGTTAAATCGTTTGACACTACCGCATTGCAACAAGATTACAGCCGCTATTTAAGCGTTGCCAAAGCTAACGATAAAGGCTCTGCTACCCTTTCATTCGCACCTAGCCCAAGTGCTGTGCTTATTGGCTGGGCTAACATCCCAGACACTGGCTATGGCAGTTAATTATGGCAGTCGCTAAAAAGTTTTCTGCGCTAACTGCTTCCCTGCCTAGCCCTATTGGGGGCTGGAACGCTAGGGATTCGCTTGCCGAAATGCAGCCTTTAGATGCGGTGCAGATGGTGAACTTCTTTCCTACGCCAACCGATGTAACGATGCGAAAAGGTTACACAAAATCATCAATTGGCATTTCAGGCGCAGTAAACGCCCTAATGTCGTACTCTAGCCCGTCAGGAACGACCTTATTTGCTAGTACCGATTCCATTATTTACGATGCAAGCACCCCTACGGCTACGGTAAGCCTAACGGGAATCACTAGTGGTAAATGGATTCATTCCATGCTTACAACAGCTGGTGGCTCGTTTATGCCCGCTGTAAATGGCGAAGACCCGATGGTCGTTTATGACGGCACAATATGGTCAAAATCAGCCACTACAAGCACCGCACAGACAATTAGTACCATTACAAGGGGTGGCACAGGAAACCTTACAGCGACCCTTACAACGGCTGCGGCACATGGTTTAGTGACTGGCAATACCATTACAGTAGCAGGCGCAGTACCAGCAGAATTTAATGGTGCGTATCGCATTACCGTAACAGGAACAGACACCTTTACTTACACGATGGCAACCGCCCCTAGCGGTGATGCTTCTACCGTTGGCACATATACCGTTAAATACTATGTTACTGGCTTAAATTCAGACGAATTTGCCACAGTCAATTTATTTAAAGAGCGTCTTTATTTTGTTCAAAAAGACAGCCTTAGCTTTTGGTATTTGCCCGTAGATTCTATTAACGGTGCGGTAAGTGAGTTCCCTTTAGGCGGTATTTTCAAGCGGGGCGGCTACTTACAAGCAATGGGAACATGGACTATTGACGCTGGTTATGGCGTTGATGACCTTGCCGCTTTTATCACTTCTAACGGTGAAGTAGCGGTTTATAAAGGTTCTGACCCTTCCGACCCAGCAGATTGGGCCTTAGTAGGTTTATGGAATGTAGGACAGACTTTCACCCGTAAATGCGTGTTTAAGTTTGGCGGGGATATGCTTTTGCTGACAGAAGATGGCTTAGTGCCGCTTTCCGCAGGCTTGCAGTCTACCCGCCTAGACCCTAGAGTAAACCTGACTGATAAGATTTTCTTTGCTGTTAGCCAAGCCGCAGCTGCTTATGCCAATAACTTTGGCTGGCAAATGAATTACTTTGCTAAAAACAATATGCTCATTCTGAATGTACCCGTAACAGGCGGTTCAGAACAGTATGTTATGCACAACATTACAAAGTCATGGGCAAGATTCACCAATATCAACGCTAACTGCTGGGAAATGAGTGGCGATAATATGTTTTTTGGTGGGGTAGGCTATGTCGGGAAGTTTTACGACACTTATGCCGATGCTGGCACAAACATTCGTGCATTTACCCAGCAGGCATACAGCTACTTTGACAGACGGGGACAACTAAAACGCTTTACTTTGGTTCGCCCAATTCTACAAACAGATAACGGTGTACCCAATGTTTTATGCGGTATTTCCGTGGATTTTGACACAATAGACCTGACTACCCAAATATCGTTTAACCCCGTTATTGACCCGATTGGCTTATGGGATGTGGATGTTTGGGATAACGCTAATTTTGGCGGTGGTTTGATAACAACTAAGATATGGCAGGGCGTGACTGGTTTAGGCTACGCTGGCTCAATCAGTATGAATGTGGTATCGCAAGGCATTGAGTTTCATTGGGCCAGTACCGATTTTGTAATGGAGAGCGGGGGTGTACTGTAATTGCGAACTGTTACTACTGAAAATCAGCGGTATATGGGGGATTGGCTGGTTCGGATGATGAACCACCCATTACCCGAAGAAACAGTATGTATAGGGCAAGAAATAGATGGTAATTTGGTGGCGGTTGTTGGGTATTGCAGTTTTATGCCAAACGCTTGCCAAATGCACATTGCGGCAGTAGATGAAGTAAATTGGATGAGTCGAGATTTATTGTGGGCGGCTTTCGATTACCCCTTTAATAAATTAGGCGTTAAGGTTATACTAGGTCAAATTTGTGGCAGTAACGAAGATGCACTTAGACTAAACCGACACCTTGGTTTTAAAGTGGTAGCCGAAATACCTGATGCTCACATGGATGGGGATTTAGTAATTATGGCTATGCGTAAAGAGGATTGTAGGTGGCTTAACATCCGATCCTCTCTTAACAAGGGAGATTGACATGGGTGGTGGTGGATTTTTAGGATTAGGGCCTGCGCCAAGCGCACCAGCCGCACCTGATTACAGGGGAGCAGCGCAAGAAACTGCACAAGGAAACTTAGAAGCAGCTAGAGCCGCAACTGCCGCAAACCGTATTAATCAAGTTACCCCTTACGGTACTTTGACTTATACCCAAGCAAAGCCTGTTTTTAACGAAGCTGCTTATAAAGCTGCTTTAGATTCATACAACAAGGGCGGTGGTTCAGGAATATTTGGGCAGCTTTTTGGAAAAGGTACGCCCCCAAATTATCAAGACTTCATTACATCCTCGCCTGATGAGGGTTGGACTGCAACGCAGACTTTAAGCCCTGAACAACAACAGCTTTTAGACTATCAAAATAGAACTAGCTTAGGTCTTGGTCAATTAAGCGAAAAAGGATTAGGTTATGTCAGCAATATGCTGGATAACCCTTTTGATACAAGCAAACTACCTACAACTGGATTTAACCCTAGCCAGTCGTATCAAGATGCGTATATGCAACGCCTTGCACCCCAATTACAGCAAGGGCGTGAGCAATTACAACAGCGACTTGCTAATCAAGGCATTGATATTGGCTCTACAGCGTATGACCGTGCAATGCAATCACAAGCACAGCGTGAAAATGACTTATTGGCTGCGGCAACCACACAAGGTTTTGGTGTTGGTCAACAAGCCCGCCAACAAGCCCTGCAAGAACAGGCTTATTTGCGTAACGAGCCATTAAACACTTTAAATGCGGTTCGTACTGGCTCACAAGTGACAGGCCCACAATTCGTTAATTCGTTTAATCAGGCTACAACGGCTGGCCCTGATTTATTAGGTGCGGCAGGCATGCAATACAACGCTCAAATGGGTGACTTTAACGCCCAGCAAGCCGCCCAAGCTAACTTAAATCAAGGATTGTTTAGTTTGGCTGGTGCAGGAATTATAAAATCCGACATTCGCACCAAAGAAAACATTAAACCTATTGGTTGGCTACCTAACGGCTTGCCAGTATATGAATACGAATACAAGCCTGAATTTAAAGATGATCCATTAGCAGGTCACGGCAAGTTTGTTGGCGTAATGGCTCATGAAGTAGAGATTATGTACCCACAAGCAGTTGTTACCCTTGATGACGGTTATAAAGCAGTTAACTACGGACTATTGCCATGAACCCATACATTATGCAACCGCAACAATCGCAAGACCTTGGCGGTTTAAATCCAGTATTTCAAAACATTGCAGCGCAACAAGCCAATCAAAATATGGCAATGCAACAAAGTCAAGGATTAACCCAAGATGTTGGGCAAACCCAACAAGGCGGTGGGATGAACCCATTGGCAATGGCAATAATGTTGCGCAAAGGTAAAACGCCTAATCAAGCTGACATAAATGCACAAGATGCACAAATGGGTGGTTTAAGCACTTACAACCCAATGACTCAGTATGGTGTTTCACAACAATTTGGTACGAATATGTATTCACCCCAAAGCAGAATGTTAGCTGCACAAGAAAGATAATATGGCTATTAATTTAACTGGTGGATTACCACCCGAAATCTTAGGTCAGCAACAGCAATTAAACCGCCAACAACAAATGGCTCAGTTGCTTATGCAACAAGGTCAACAGATGCCACAAGGACAAATGGTTAGTGGGCGTTTTGTTGCACCTAGTTTTTTTCAATACGCTGCTCCATTAGCCCAAATGTATGTAGGTAAAGATCTTGCCGAACGAGGGGATAAACAAGCCTTGGATTTAGCTAAACAATTGCGTACCCGTTACGGTGATGAACTTAGAGAGTTCCGCAACATTATGCAAGGCAGGGAAGAACTTGCGCCTGAACAAGCAGGGCCAACAATGACTGGTCAAGCTATTCCTCAAGAGATGGTACGAGGCGCACCTAATCCACAAGCTGCTTACGACTTTGCTGCAAGTGCATATAACCCTGCATTGCAAGCTGTAGGCATGAAAAAGCTAATGCCTGAAGAATTTACATTATCTGAAGGCGCAAAGCGCTTTATGACTATGCCTGATGGTACTGTCAGGGAAGTAGCTGCTGGCGGTAGAAAACCTATTCAAGTTGATACTGGTACTGCTATTGAGTTTCGTGATGCTAATGACCCAACCGTAGTGTTGCAACGCATACCTAAATCACAAATGCCTGCTGCTGGTCAAATATACGAATCGTCAGAAGGCCCATTGTTGGTAAATACAAGAACTAATACTGCAACACCATTATTAGGTGCTGGTGGGCAGCCTTTATCTCCTAAATTAAGTGCCGAGCAAACAAAAGACATTACTGCTATTAATCAACAAAAGTCAGTTGTCGATAGCGCATTACAGTTAGTTAAAGACACTCCTTCAGCGTTTAGTTTTGGTCGTGGTGCTGCGGTTGCGTTGCCTTTTGGAGAAACATTAGCTGGAAGAAGGGAAACGCCTGAAGAAACACAAGCTCGTGCAGCAGTATTTAACATTGTTTCCAAAGTTATTAATGAGCGAGCAGGTGCAGCACAAAGCGCACAAGAGATTAAGCGTTTAAATGCTTTCTTGCCTTCTGAGTTTGATAATGCAACTCAGATTGAAAACAAACTTAAAGGCTTTAACAAGTTTCTTGAAGAACAAGAAAAAGGCACACGAATACCAGCTTCTAGAATTACTCCACCTTCTGCGCCAAGCGTATTTTCAAGCGAATCTGATGCTCAAAAAGCATTTAATGAAGGCAAGTTAAAAGCAGGTCAAAAGATTACTATTAATGGCGTAACTGGAACTTGGCGATAATATGGCATTCGTACCTGATACCCAACAAGCCCCACGCTTTGTGCCTGATGAGGTAAAAGCACCTGCATCTACGGCATACGCAGGCCCAGTAATAGAAGAAAACCCAGTATGGGCTTCTACTGGTGGCGGTGCTGCAATGGGCAGACCACGCATGGTTAATCGTACAAATGTGCAAGCCCAACCAAAACCGCTAGAGTCAACATTAGCTGGCGTTACAAAATCTGCTATTGATCCGCTTGTTGCAGGCGCACAATTATTAACTGGTGGTAATTTAGGTACAAGCCAATTAGCCCAAAACCTTGATAAGCAAGCAGATGTTTACTACGAAGCTAACCCTGTTTCTTATGGTATTGGTCGTGTAGGTGGTGCAGTATTACCAGCCACAGCTATTACTCGTGGTGCTGGCGTAATACCTAGTTTTGCTAAAGCAAACCCAATAGTTCAAGGCTCTGCTCTTGGTGCTACATCAGGTTTAATTACACCTATAAATACAGGTGAAACTGGCGCAGATTTGTACGGCAATGTAGCCAAGAATGTGGCTGTAGGTACTGCCTTTGGCGGTGCTGTTCCTGCTATTGGTGCTATTCCATCTATGATGCGTGGTCAAGCCCCAAACCCACAAATGGTTCAATCCATTCAGCAAGCAAGAGATTTAGGCTATGTCATCCCGCCAACCCAAGCTAATCCATCTATGCTTAACCGAGTAATGGAAGGCGTGGCTGGTAAGGTATCTACAGCACAAAACGCAAGTGCTAGAAACCAACAGATTACCAATCAGTTAGCAGCTAAATCATTAGGATTGCCAAAAGATACTCAAATTACTCCTGAAGTTATTACAGGCTTGCGTACTACGGCTGGAAACGCATATACCAATTTAGGTTTGTCAGGTCAAGTTATTGCAGATAAATCGTACATTAATGCGTTAGACGATATTGCTAAACCTTATGTAACCGCAATGCAGGGCTTTCCTGACGCACCACCAAGCCCAGTAATTAACTTGGTTCAATCGTTAAAATCGCCTAGTTTTGATGCAAGTTCAGCAGTAGAGAAAATTAAGCAGTTACGCACATCCGCTGACGATGCGTTTAGAACTGGTAATAGCGATATTGGCAGAGCATCTAGAAAAGCGGCTGATGCTATTGAGGGCGCATTAGAAACCCATTTAAGCAAAACAGGTCAATCCGATCTTTTAAACAAGTTTAGGGATGCACGGCAGTTAATTGCTAAAACCTACACTATTGAAAAAGCAGCTAATACAACGACTGGTACTATTGATGCCAAGAAATTGGCTGCTCAATTACAGCGTGGCAAACCGCTATCAGGCGAATTAAAGAGTATTGCTCAGTTTAGCCAAGCGTTTCCAAAAGCCAGCCAAGCAACAGAAGGCATGGGTAGTTTGCCGCAATTTAGCCCATTAGATTACTTTGCGGGCGTACTTGGTGGTGTAAGTACAGGTGGCTTAGGTGCAGGCGCAATACTAGCTAGACCAGCATTACGATCAGCAGCATTATCAAGCCCTGTTCAAAACAGATTAATTCCTAGTGCGGCTGCGCCTTTTTTAACTGACAACCAGCGTAATTTAGCTAGACTATTAACATTGCAAGGCGTTCAAGGAGCAACAAATGAGTAGAAACGGGTCAGGAGTTTATAGTTTACCGCCATTAAACCCTGTAGTAACAGGGACAACTATATCTAGCGCATGGGCTAATAACACCATGAACGACTTGGCTGCTGCCCTTACTGATTCGGTTGCGGCAGACGGTCAAACCCCAATGACGGGTGCTTTAAACCTAAATACGCACAAAGTAATCAATGTGGTGGCTGGAACGGTTGCAGGCGATGCGGTTGAATACACCCAATTTACAACTGCGTTTGTAAACCCTGTATTTGGTGGCACAGGATTTATGCTGATTCCAAAAGGAACAACAGCAGAACGCCCAGTAAGCCCCGCAAATGGTTATATGCGTTACAACACTACGACTAACCAGTTTGAAGGCTACCAAGGCGGTGAATGGGGTCAATTAGGCGGTGGTGCTACAGGTGGTGGCGGGGATGAGGTTTTTGTTTTGAATAGTCGTGTAGTTACCGTTGATTACAGCTTCCCTGCTGACAAATCAGCCGAAAGCGTTGGGCCTATCACAATTAATAGTGGTGTCACGGTTACTGTAAGTTCGGGTGAGCGTTGGCTTGTCCTTTAATATGAATACCACTAAAATAAACGGATACTTAGGGAGTTCTAAATGAGTCTTGTACTTCAATCAAGCGGTGGTGGTCAAATCACCATCCAAGAACCTGCAACGGCTAGTAACTTTACGCAAACATTACCCGCTGCTAGTGGGGTAACAATGGTTAGTGGTAATATGCCAGCGTTTAGTGCTTATGCAAGTGCAACAACATCATTAGTAACTTCTACTTTTACTAAAATAGCTTTTAACATCGAAGTATTTGATACAAATAATAATTTTGATTCAACTACAAATTATCGTTTTACACCTACTGTAGCTGGTTATTATCAATTAAATGGTGGTTTTAATTTTGGCGGTTATATTGCTGCTGTTACTATTTTTTCTATTTATAAAAACGGTACAGAATTTTATCGTGGCATAGTTCAACCTAATAATGCAAGCAGCGTTGCAAGTGTTGTATCAGGACTTGTTTTTGCTGATGGTTCTACTGATTATTTTGAATTGTATGCTTTTCAAAATAGCGGAATTACTCAAACATCAGGCAACGGTGCTACTGGCGTTTGGTTTAACGGCTCTTTGGTAAGGACTGCATAATGTACGAAAAAATCATGGCTCTTTATCCTAGCCTTACAACTCAGGACTTCCTAACTGTAATCCGTTTACAGAATGACAGTAACGGACTTGGTGACTATATTGCTTCTTGGGAGCATCCTGACTTTCCCAAGCCAACAGATGAGGAGTTAGCATAATGTCCACCCTTAATGTCAATAGAGTAGTCGATGCAAGCGGTGGAGTTCTAGCACCCATTAGTTCAGTCATGCGGAATCGCATCATAAACGGTGCGATGGTTATTGCACAAAGAGGAACTAGTGCGGTTGCTGATGGTTTTATGGTTGATAGATTTCAAGCGTTTGAAAATACTGCTGGAGTTTTTTCTTGGCAACAAGTATCAGAGGCTCCAGCGGGATTTAATTTTTCTGCAAAATGTACCGTAACTACTGCAAACGCTTCGCCTAGCAGTTCTGATGTTGCAAACTTTCAGCATATTATTGAAGGTCTCAATGTTGCCGATTTAGGGTGGGGAACTGCAAACGCTAAAACAGTCACTTTATCATTTTGGATTCGTTCTAGCCTTACAGGTAATTTTGGTGCTTCAATATTAAATTCAGGAGTTAATCGTTCTTACCCATTTTTATACTCAATTTCCGCAGCTAATACTTGGGAATATAAAACAGTAACCATTGCTGGTGATACAAGCGGAACTTGGCTAACTGACAATGGTATAGGTTTGCGGATAATGTTTAATATTGGTGGCGGCTCAACAGTATTAGGAACTGCAAATACTTGGGGTAGTTCAAGA